TCGGGGTGACGGTCGGTCAGATAGACCGCAGCAGAGCCGCGACGCAGGCTGCCCTGGCTGATGCCGAGCGTCATCGAGTCCTGGATCTTCACGAAGCTGACGACACCGCTGGTCTTGCCGGCGCGAGCCACACCTTCACCGATGCTGCGAACGTCACCCCAATAGGTGCCGATGCCACCGCCGCGAGCAGCGAGCCAGAAGTTCTCATTGAAGGCGTCGTTGATCGACTCCAGGTCATCGCCGACTTCGTTCAGGAAGCAGCTGATCGGGAGGCCGCGACTGGTGCCGCTGTTCGAGAGCACAGGCGTGGCTGGCATGAACCACAGGCGCGAAATGTTGTCATAGACGCGCTGGGCGTGGCCATTCAGCTTGCCCCACACAATCTCGTCGGAGTTCGAACAGGCGACACGCGCGAACATATCCTGATAGTCTTCGCCGGGAAGCAAGTAGCGGTCGCGCAGCGTGTTCTTGGCGAAGTCGGTCAGAAGATCGGCTCGCCCATCGTCAACGGTGATGGAGACTGAGCGGTGCGTCAGCTCGTCCGTGTAGGTGTATGGACGCGGCTGATAGGTGGGCTGAACGCCGTTCATGTGGTCTCCGATTGGTCTGGGTGATTGTGAGAAGCGAGTATAGCTAGATGCGTGTGTTCTGACAAGCATACACACTACATATTGTTGTTGGCATTCTTCAAGATGGCCAACATGCCCTGGAACTGCTGCGTCTTCACAGCGGCGTGCGCTGCTGCCACAGCGTCGGCCAGATGCTCGTTGTGTTTGGAGACGATCTTACCCTCGTGGCGGAAGTCCCAATCGTTCTTCACCTTGCCGAAGATCCACTCCGCACCAGGGTAAAGATCGACCGCCCATCGCACCATGTCTTCCTTGTCTGCGGTCTTCTTGCCGCAGCTGACCATCTTCACCTCCATCGGGCTGACCTCGATCAGCGGCACAGAGATACTCGCCAGGACGCCGATGCAGATGCCATTGCTGATCGATCCACGAGCGCTCTGCGTCCCTGTGGGAACCTCAGCACAAGCGACCACAGGGCGATAGGTTGTGACTGCGTGGTTGATCGCTGCGATGATGTTGCGGGCGCGCTGTAGGTCGCTGCTGTTCTTTCTCACGGTCTTGCCATCTGTCGCTTCTGTCGCTGCGAGTTTCAGGTAATTGACGCACGACACGAGACCGGTCGCCACATCGACGCCGACCACCGCGATGCCTGTGTTGTTGAGTGATGGGTCGATCGCCAGAATGTTGATGTTCATGTGTGTGTTTCCTTTAGAATATGCCGAAGTCAGCACGATCTTTCTCTGGCGGGTTTTCCGACATGAATTTCGCGCGCTCCTCCAGAGATTTCTTCAACCCGTCGATGGTCATCTTCTGCATTCCAGCATTCTTGTGGAACGCGACGGTCATCTCCTCGTCAAGATCGGGGAAGAATGTCGCCTTCTTTTCGGGCGTGACTGTCTTGTCGCCAGAGAAAATGCGCCGCTGTATCGTTTCGAATGCGTCAGGCAGGGTGTCGCAAAACTCCCGCCAGCTCATCTCCACCGTGTCGAACTCGAAGCTGCCGGCGTTCATCTCCAGGCACGGCTCGAAGACGAACAGCAGGCCGACATTCTTGCCGACACGCAGCTCGCGGATCTTCAGGTAGGTGCCAGAGTTGATCGCCTTGCGACGAAAGCCCTTACCTGGGACAGTCACCACCAGCTGAGCTGGAATGACAGTCATCTGGCTTGGTTGGTTCGCAAAGTCCTGAACTGCTCTGGCGACACGCACCACTTCGGGTAAGAAACTCACTGATACTTCCTCTTCGGTTTGTCCGAACACTAATGCCTTCATGATACGCTTTTCGACTTCTTCGGACAACCTCTTGGTCATCTGTTTGACGCGCTCCGAGACTTCTGTTTCCTTGGTCTTGAACTCTCCCAGATATTCATGCCGAAATGTATCCGGCCCCGACAAACGAACATTCGTTCTCCAGTCCATGACGACCGGCCCTCTGCGCCATTCGATCGTCGTCAGGTCATCAGACGACATGGACCGTGCTTACATCTCCAGACTTGATCACCTTCCAGGTCGAGCGGGCGTAGTCTCGGATGTCGTTGTGGCTGATGACCAGCACCGAGCCTCGATCGCGCGCCTTCTCTTCCAGCACCGTCATCAGGCGTTCAAGTCCAGCGGCGTCGAGAGCTTCATCGATTTCGTCACCGATCCAGAGCTGGATTGGCTTCGCTGCTCGCGATGCCACAAGGTCTTGCACGGCGAGCGCACACGCCAGGCGAACCTTGCGCTTCTCACCACCGGACAGCTTGTTGAAGCCGGCGCCCGCAGCCTTCTTCTCGACACCAACGGAGAACTTCTCCTGGAGGTTCTTGCCGTCCTTCGACAGCGTGAGCGTCGTCCAGAAAGCCTCGATCGCCCCGTCGCTGAGTGAGCCGAGATAGTGCGCGGTGCGTTCGTTGAGATATGGCGTCACGATATCGAGGATGTGGGCGCGCACGCCAGCAGGTGCGAACACCGACCACACGGCTTCTGCATACTCTTGCAGCACCACAGCTTCGCCATGCTCGGCGATCAATCGCTTGTGATCGCCGGTGCAGACCTCAAGCTCCTTCTTGGTGCGTTCAACCAGCGCGACGAACGGGTTCTTCTCGGCCTTCTCGCGAGCCAGAGCCTCCTTCGCTCGATCAACGACCGCCTGGGCTTCTGAGATTTTGCGTTTCAGAGCCTCCTGGTATGTCTGCTCACGGCGCAAGCCCTGGAGCTTGTGCTGTGCAACCGTCACGTCAGTCATACCAGCGCGATAGCGTTCCAGCGTCTGAGCGTGCGCTACAGCGTCTTTCTGATCGGTTTCCGCGACCGCTTTCGCTGCGATATATTTGGTTGCAGTCTCACCCTGGTGCTTCAAAGCCAGCTGCTTCGCCGCCTCGATGTCCTTGGTCTCATACACCTTGTTGCATGACCCGCATGGCTGACCCACCACGTCCTCAATGCTGAGAACACGGTCCTTGGCCGCGCGCAGTTCGGAGACCAGGCGCTGTGCGGCTGACAGGCTGGCAGCAGCCTTGCTGGCAGCAGCGCTTGCAAGAGCGCCAAGACGACGCTCCTCAACCTGCTCACCTGAGACCGCCGTGATGCTCTTCTCGGTGTCCTCCACGCCGGCCAGGATGCTATCCAGGTCAGCTTGGTCGAAGGCGTTCTTCGCCCCATCGAGCGATGCGAGAGCTTCGACACACGACCGCTCCGCGCTGTTGATCACAGTCTTGCGACCGTTCACCCATTCAACCGAGCGATGCGCAGCGTCATCTGACGCCACCTTCTGTCGCTCGACAATCGCGAAGGCGCGATCCATCTGAATCTGTGCGTTCGACACGACCGACTGTGCGGCGCGCAGCTTTTCTCGCGCAAGCTCCGCAGCTGACGCCAGCATATCGGTGCCAGACGCCTCTTCGATGATCGCTTTCAGCTCCTTGTCGGTCATGCGCGGGATATCGGGCATGGCTTCCTGGCCGGAATAGACCGCAGCGATGAACACCGCCTTCGAAGCGCCGATGATGCCTTCGATCCACTTCTGGGTCATCGACATGGTGCCCTTGGTCTGGTCATCCCACTCACTTGTCGCGGCGTTCCAATGCTCGACCGTCAGAGCGTTCTTGAGCTTGGGGTATTTGCGATAGCGGCTGATGCGCCAGGTATCGAGACCATCGGCGCAGTTGATCTGCACCCGCGCGCCGCTGCCTGAAGCCTCGTTGACCACATCATCGCCGGTCAGCTGGCGCGCGGTCTCACCATAGAGGCACCAGAACAGCGCGTCTGCGATGGTGGACTTGCCTGCACCGTTGCTGATTGCGGACGTGTCGTCATGGTTCTCACCGATGATGGCGACGAGCCCCTGCCCCGCAAGGTCGATCCTGGCGTCGAGGACGCTCAGGAAATTGTTGATCTGGATGTTGTCAAATTGCATCTGCTACGCCTTTCGAATTATGAAGGTAGGTAGCTGCCGCAATCAGCACATTAATATCTTCTTGCAATAGACCTATCCCTTTATTGCATCTACCGCAGAGCAAACCGCGTATAGCTTTTGTTTCATGACAATGATCTACAGCAAGACGACCAGGATTGCTTGTGGAATAGTGTTTGTAATTCTCAGGCTGCTTGCAAATAGCACACACCCCACCCTGAGCTTCGTGCATAGCCTCATATTCCTCGACAGTTATGCCAAACACACTGCGAAGGTTTCTCATACGGTCGTCAGCTTGTAACTGTTCCTTCGTTTTCTTTCGTCTGATTGTTCTAGCAAGCGAAGCCTTGCGCGTAAGATCGCATGGGTTGCAGTGAGAACTGAGGCCAAATGGACGCCTGTTTGGACTGACCTCAAATTCGGACCATGGCTTTTCTATCTGACATTTTGAGCACAAGGCTACCTTTTCCAGTTTTCGTCTTTTTGAATCGGCTATCTGCATTCTTGTTGGCATATAATATCCTTTGCGGTGCGTGTGTATATCATACCGCACACAACGTAGCACCGCAAGTGTTATCCATCTACGATTACATCGAGATGAGTCGTGACCCAAACGCGCGCACCGCATCGCAGCGGTTTGTCAGGTGAATAGACCATTTTTGCGACTTGGATACCATTGGCATCGACAATCGTTAGCGACTGACATCGTGTGGACTTATGACCTTCGCGCACAATCAGCGGCGGTTCATTCAATCCATGCTTCAGGTTGCTGGCGATTGTCTGCCTGCCAACGTGAATGATCTTCTTGCGGGTGCTCATCATTCAGCTCCCTTCGAGCGCGCGTCTGACAAGATCGCCAGCGCCTCGATTGTGATGCGACCGCGATCCAGGGGCGTCTGCATGGTGTCGGCGATGTAGGTGCCAACGCTGGCTTCAAGCGATGCGCCGGCTGCTGCTGTCGATGCGCCGCGCGTCACGTCGCGCTTGCGGGAAGAGTGATCGACCACACCCAGCGCGCCTGCGAGGCGGGCATCTTCGCGCGCGGCGTCAATCTCAGCCTGCGAAGCTTCCTTCAGCTTGATGCGGACGAAGTTGCCCGCATACTCGCTGCCCGGTTTGCGTTCGTCATAGTCCACGAACTTGGGAGCCGCTGTCTCGTAGTGCTGAGGCTCTTTGCCATCCTCGACAGTCCAGAAGCCGGCCAGCGTGCCGGGATCTGACCACGTTTGATTCGACGTAGCTCCAATCGAATACACCCCACTGCCGAAGTCGATAGCGTTGTGATAATGCCCACTCCAGACGCGACGAAAACCCAAAGCCTGTAATTCAGAAGCTTCCAAACCGTGATCTGGAATACCTTTGATAACGCCATTAACAGGTGCGTGAATGACAACATCCATGTTCGCAGCGTTTTTGCCCGCCGACAATTTAGTGAGCATAGCGCGAAGGTGATCGAGGTCTTTTACCCAGGGAATAAGAATGACATCGCCATTGACAGTCGGCTTGGTGATTGCGTGAAAGCCGTCGATGGTAGCGAGGCTCTGCATCGCGTTACCCAACTCAGTCGATAGCTCCGAAGTCAGGTCGTGATTGCCCGCGATTGCATAGACAGACATACCGCTGGCGCAAATCCGCTTGAAGGTATCGAACGCGGGGTTAAGAACCTCCGGCGATAGGTGCCCTCTGACGTGAAAGGTGTCTCCACCCATTATCATTCGGTTGATGCCAAGCGACAACGCGACCGCAGACTGGCGCTCAAGCTCATCCAGAATGGTCTGGAGACGCGAGTTAACGCCAGAAGACAGCGAGCGCGCGAACTGAGTCCAGGCGTGAAGGTGATGGTCGGAGCTTATTGTATAACTCAATTTGCGTTCCTTCTGCGTTTACACTTGATAGCGCTGATGGCAGAACCACCAACACCGAACATTGCGCCAATCTGAGGCTGCGTAAGCTTGCCTTCATCGATCAATACTAGAATCTGTTTTACATCATCGTTCGACAGCTTAGCGCTTGGATTATTCTCGCCCCTCTTGCATTCCGAAAGCTTTCGCTCATGTTCGGCGGTGCGCTTTGGATAACGCTTACCTTTCTTCGTCAACGAGACGCGAGCTTTACTTTCCTCACTCATGACGTGACCCGTCAGAGAGGCTGAAATGCGCGCCTTGCTTTCTTCACTGTGACGCTTGTTGCGATTGCCGCCAGTTTCAAGGTTGTATCCATCTGGCACCATCGTTCCCAAGCTTTCGATCCAGGCTCTTTCACTCACATCGAGAGCCTTGTCGGAAGCTGTCTCAGCGAGAACAACCCACTGAAAAGCTTCGACGCCGTGCTTCAATACAGCCTTGTGAAAGTAGCTCAGCGGCCTGTCTTTCCGACGACAATGGCGCGCGTGTTCTTTGATGCGCACACTCAGATCGCGGCGCGTCTGACCCACATAGCCGCGACCGTTTGCGGTATTCAGGGCCAGATAGACAATCACGCGGCCTGATCCTTGTGCTGGTTGTAGATCGTGTGATGCACCCAACCGTTGTCATTGGCGCCGGGGCAGTCCTTGTCAAAGAAGCCCCACTCGCGCTCTTTCTTGCCAGTCACGAAGATCGTCACCGTGTCCGGTTCGATCGAGACGATGCGGTGAATGGCGGTCGCGTCACGGTGCACGGTATCGCCAGCAACCAGAGTGCGCCGAACAGGCTCGCCATTTTCGTCAATATATTCCTCGACATAGCTGCCGCTGATCACGAACGACTGGTTGCGCCAGGGGTGATCGTGCAGCGCCTCAGTGTCGTCGCGCAGAAACTTGTGGACGTAGATGTTGGCAACCAGACCTTCATCGTTGCGCAGCTGATGCCAGCGCAGCATGTAGGGATGACCGTTGCGACCGATCGATTCATCCGGGTCACGAGACGCCATCAAACCGAACGCTGCTTCACGAGCCTCCTTCAGTGCGTCATCTGTCATCTTGGTGATTTCTGTCATTCTACCCTCTTCGAGTCGTATGCTGTTTGATATACATACACCACAGAACGAGAGACGCAAGTGGGATATCTAAGCTATCTGAAGGTGTCCGCACCGCCTGATATCGATCATGCGAGCCATGCGGTGATTGCGCGCGGTGCGCTGCAATGAATAGTCCTTGTTGAAAAAGTCGGCCAGGGCGACGGCGAAGGTATGCCCGGTGTCAACGTAGTATATTACAACATGGGTGACGCCTGCTTCACGCGCTCTGAACAGCAGCGTTTCATCCACCGCTACGCGCGCTTCCCGCTTTGTCATCGCCTCGTGGATTGATTTGTTGTTGGCGGTGAAGATGTCCATCATCTTCTGCTCGACCAGCAGCACACTCGTGCCTTTGTGGTCACACACCCTGCCCTTGATGCGAGAGGAGACCTTAATCTCCGAGCGTTTGCGAAGCTTGCGCCTCAGTCTGGTGATCGGTTTCATGGGTCGCGCGGTCATCGTCACCACCGTTGCTTTCAGGTCTGTCGGTGGGAGGGTCGCTGCACCGGTTTTAAGCGCTTCTCAGCGCGTCCAAGGTGTTTGCGGTGCAGCGACCGCGAAAGTTCAACCGAAGCGCTTAGATGCGCGCATCGAGAACATTCCAGATGGTGTCAGCGAAGCGTTTGTTCGTCTCCGCTTTCAAGAACGACCCTGGCGCATTCTTTACCATGTGGAGCCGCTCATATTCCCGGAACTGATACATGCAGCGCTTCAACATCATACGGAGGACGCGAACCTCTTCCACCTTCGCGTTGTTGTAGTGCAGCAGCTCCGTGATGCGTCGATCTTTGAAGAACCGCCCCAACCAGACATACAGTCCGTAGAAAAGATTGCTGAAAGGGCTTGGCGTGGGTTCGGGGTAACTCATTCCGCATCCTCCGCATCAGCCGGCATCTCGCCCATCGGCATCTCACCGAGCTTCTCGCCCATGTCGATCATCTTGTTCATACCTTCAGGATCGCGACCGATGATCGGACCCAGCTGGTTGCGCTTCAGAGGCACGCCCTCCCACACATAGGTCTGAGCGGTCGGGCGTTCGAAGGCGCCACGCTCGATCAGGTGCTCGATCATGGACTCGTTGATGTCGATGTAGCCTGAGCCATCCTCATTGAAGCGGAAGAACCATGCGGTCTTGAGGAACGGACGATAGGTCTTGTTCTTCACGGTCTCCGCAGTGATCTTCTGTCCGACGACAGTCTTGGTCTTCTCGTCGCGGAGCATCTGGCGGCTGAGCTTGATGCGCGTCGAGGCATAAAACTCAGGAGCCTTGCCACCTGGGGTGTAGGTCGGATCGCCATACATGACGCCCGGCTTTTCACGAGCCTGGTTGAGAAACACCGCGAGGACGTTGTTCTCTTCCACGAATGTCATGAACGCGGGGAGCTCCTGGCTGGTCGCGGTCGCGAGGCCGAGCTTGTCACGCATGTTGGTGCCGAGGCCGGTCTTGCCTTCCTTGGCCGCCTTCTCCATCGAGGCGATCTTGCCAGCCGGCACCATGCAGGCCAGGCTGTCGAACACCAGCGCCATCGGCGCCTTCTCAGGGATAACCTTGGCGTCGCGGATCATGCGCATCCACTGGACACCGTTGTCGATCGACTCCTCGAAGGTGCGCGGACGCGCATAGCTCCAGGGGCCGGGCGTCAGGTCGAGACCGAAGCCGACAGCTAGGCGTTCTTCGAAGGTCTTCTCGTGATCCTCGAAGCGAGCAGCGCCGTCCACCTTCTGCGCTTGGATCATGAGGTTGGTGGCGATCTGCGTCTTGCCTGCTGACGGCGGGCCGAAGATTTCGATCATGCGACCGGAGCGGAAGCCACCACCGCGATACTTGCCGCTGATGATGAAGTCGAGATTGGGCACGCCGGTCGAAAGGAACACAGCGTCCTCGCGCGTGACAGCCTGGTGCAGACCGCCCTTGTCCATTGCTTTTGCAACCGCATCCCACCGACTGCCGGTCGGAGCTGCTACCACTGGTGCTTTTGCCATTATGCGTCCTTGCTGATTTGAAATGGTGCGACGAATGCTTCCACATCCCTCGCAATCGAAGTGAACCCAAACTCATTGCAGAAGGTCTTGAAACCCTCCACGTCTACCGGGCCACGAATAACTCGCAGCTTCTCACCCTTGGGAACCTTTGGTGAATAGAGATCGACTAGCGCCAGATCGTGCTCATACTGTGCGCGCTTGTCTGGGTCTGTGTGAAAGTCCGTGAATTTCTTGGGCAGCTTTTTCGCACCGGTGGCGAGAAACCATTGATCAGCTAGAACATTGAGATCGCCCGTCAGAAATGCGTCCACCGAACCAAAGACACTCAGAAACTCCAGAGCGCCCTTTTCACCAATGCCAGGCACCCCTTTGATGTTATCTCCTGTATCGCCGCACAGTGCTTTCAACTCCACAAACTCGCGAACGGTTGCGACCTTGGCTAAATCCCTGAAGTTACGCACAGTGCATGTGCGGTTGTGGGTGCGGTCCACCCAGATAACACCAGGCTGAACAAGCTGAAGCCAATCTTTGTCGGCGCTGATTAGAATAACCTTGTCGCCCGCTTCTACAGCCTTGCGAGTGAAAAAGGCCGCAAGGTCATCTGCTTCCCAATTTGGGACGATTGCTTGAGGCACTCCAAGCAGCGTGAAGCCGCGCTCGATAATCTGCTTGATCTTCCGATACTCGACACGCGCTGCGGCCTGAACGGGGTTGTCGTCTCGCGTGCCTTTGTATTCACTATAGAAGTCATGACGCCATGAGCGACCGTCGAGCAGACAAACTGGCAAAGCGCCGGCGCGTTTACTGACGATATCGCGCATGGCACGCATAGCATTGAAGATACCGGTTGTATCTTGTTCACCTGCCGACAGACGAGTCTTGGCTGAATGCGCAGCGAAGCCGATGGAATTGGTATCAATGAACTGTCTAATCACGCCAAGCTCTTCCCTTTTTGATCGCGCCGATCATTGGCGCTGACACGCCATAAAGCTTTGCAATATCAACAAGACGCTCACCATTCGCGATGCGCGTTTTAATCTCCACAACCTGCGATTCTTTCAGCTTGCCACCACCGCCATTGCGCTCTCCACAAGCAGTCTTACGCTCTTCACAGTTAGCCTTGCGAGTGTCCCAGCGAAGGTTATCGAGGCGAGGATTTGCCCTCACATCATCACTGTGGCAGCATTCTGTTCCAGATGGTCGCTCACCGACGAAGGCATCAAGAACCAAATGGTGAACCTTCTTCAGCTTATGATGCCCATTCTTGCACAGTTTGACAGATGTGTAGCCCGTCGCTCCGATGTGCGTTTTCATGCTGTGACCGCCGCGCGGCACGCCGTTGGTGTCTACTCGAACTACCGAGCGCACGCTTCCGAGGTTTGAGACTTCATAGAAGCCCTCGAAACCAACAACAGGAAGCCACGCTTCGATCATGAAACTCTTTCTGTCAAAAAATCCCCAGCGCTGGAGAGACAGCAACAGCGCTGGGGATCATTGTCGCGGCTTAGGGCCGCGTCGTGCTCGCTGCTGGAACGGTCAGCAGCGAGTATTGGTCAGGCGGCTTCTGCGATGCCGTCGAGCAGGCCAGCCAGGTCGGCGTCGTCCATGTCGATCGTGGTCGTGGTCGAAGCGGCGCTCGGCTTGACAGGTTCAACTGCCGGCGCTTCCTCGAACACAGCATCCTCGACAACGATGCCGCTCAGGTCTTCGTCGCTGTTGCCGAACGGTGCGGTGACGGTTTCGCCCTCAAC